CTCCAGGAGAATTACCATTGCCAGCCGTATGTGATACTGATGGAACAGAGTGCGTATGAGATGCTCCAGTGTGAGTATGACCCTGCGCAGCATGAGTATGAGTGTTACTACCACCAGTAGATGTACTCGTAGCAGTGGTGTTATTTTTTAAGAAAACATCGGTCATGTTAGGAGTATCATTAGTTCCATCGCAAATTAACCAGTTGGGGGGGATGGTGCTAACTGAATCTAGCCAGAGAGCTATGTCTCCAACATCAGCCTGAACACCACTGGCTCCATCGTTTATAAATGGATTAAGTTTTCTGTGAGATGGTTCAACAGTTTCCGTAGTCGTTAAGTCATCAGTATTATTATTTACCGTATCAGACGAGCTATTTCCAGTAGTCCCAGAGTGATTATGAGCACCCCTCACCATCTCCCACGTATCTGGAGAAGTTATTGTTGGAGATAAAGTTGATGAGGTAAAAGTATGTGTATGGGCGCCAATCGTATGACCATGCGTAATATTGTGAACATTGGTAACAGAGCCACCAGTCCCACCAGCATTGGCCCCAGTCCCAGCTCCCTTGAGATATTTTCCAGCAGAAGCAGAGTGGAATGTCATCCCAGGTCTAGTAGTAGACTCTCTTATAACCATGCCATTCGGAGGAATAAAACTATAGCCATTAGATTTGATAAAAATAACAGTGTAGTATGGAGGATCATTCGAGCAAGAACCATAGGTTACTGCTGTCGAAGAAGATGTTGTTGAGCTCGGGTTATCAGTAGTAACCGAGTGCGTATGATTCAAAACAGGCAAATCTCCCCCAGAAGATCTAGTACCGCCACTTGTCCCAGGAGATGGTAAGGTAGCAGTATGAGTATGGGGGGCAAGTGAGTGAGTGTGACCAGGACTAGTATGAGTATGTGTTGCAGCTCCACCAGAAGTATTAATTACTTCCGCACCATACCCTTTTGGGTACTTGCCGTCTAGATCGGTAACTCTAGCAAAACCAGAGGGAACATCAGCGTGATTTCCAGAAAACGGAATAATAACGTTAGGACTAAGCATTTTCTTTTTTCTCTATTACTTCTATTGTCTGCCAGTATTTTTTCTTGATTCCTTTAGACTTGGCTATTTTCATAGCTTCATCTTCCTTCTTGGCATATATCCAAAAGGTGCAACTCTCCATGAAGTTTCCCTCTGGAGTTTTGATCTCAAATCCAACGATTCTAAAAACTGTTTCTGTCATAAAGACTCCTTTTATGCTAACGCAAATCCTATAAAATAACCGTCATACATATTTTCTGCTGTGCAAATAAACCCGAAAGTATCTACTGCATCCTCAGCTGTAGAAAGAGATGGGGCAGAACCTCCTGGCCATGCGATAGTGTCCCACCAAGTTACCGCCTTACTTCCGCCAGCTCCCTGCTTTAAACGAATGACAAAAACTTCTCCAATCGCTGCATTGCTTACGACTAAGGTTCTATTCCCACCTAGTACAACCGTCTGAATCTTAGATTCGTCTAAATCAAAAGTTACAGTTGCCCCATCTGTTTCAGAAAATAAAAGTTTGTCAGCCTCTAGTTGAGCTATTCTTGTACGAGAAGCCGTATTGTAAGTTACTGCGTCGTTCCAATGGGTCACTGATAAAGCTTCTTCTACCAAGGCTCCAGAAGAGTGAGATTGGGCAGTTGAGTTGCCTACTCCTCTAGTAACATCTGTAAGATCATTTCCAGAGATACCCTCAAAAGAAATGTACTCGCGTAAACCAGGGGTGTTAAGTTCGTTGCCGTCTTGTCTATCGATAACTAGAATCCCTGGAGCCTCTAGCCCAACCACCGACGTAAGAGTTATGGTTTGGTCAGAGAGCGTGATACTTCCATCAAGAGTTGTTGAGAAAGCATTTGTTGTTGCTGCTTTCCAAAGTTTTTCTGTCATATTTTTATCCTTTTAAACTAAGATACGTTCCATGCACTGGGCGAATTTCCTCTAGATTGGGGAATAGCAACTACTTTTATTCCCAGTAATTCGTAAATATCCGTTTTTCCAATAGTACGAACTTCAATCTGGAAAATACGAGAAGACTTATAAATAAAAGCTTTGCGAGGAAACTCATCATCGCTAAACTCTGGGTCATTTTCTGTAAGCCCAAAGGGAGTAGAACCAAACATATCTGTTCCGAAACCAGAGGTACCAGAGGAACCAGCGGATGTGAGCGTAAACGATTTGGCGGCTACCGTATTTCCACTTCTCTCCTCGAGATAAATGTTTATATCGACAGATCCCCTGAGCGAACGGAAGTTCATAAACACTTCATTAATGGTTTTAAAAATTGTCCAATCTCCGAAGTCCTCTTTTTTAGACTTGAAAATAGTGCGAATGGCAGTATTTTTATCATCTGGATATATTTTCGAAAACTCAGTAACGTAAGCATCTGTTGAATCTGCCGCTATCCATTTTTCTTCCCCAGCTACATCAACATACTTAGCCCACTGGCTAATACCAAATGGAGTAGTCCATGGTCCAGTAAAAGAAAGTCTTTCTCTATCGAACACAATTGTTTTTTTGCTATTTGGAAATGAAAGAACGTATTTTTTATCTATATAGCCACCTGCTGAAGAAACTAGGTCTGCGTCTGATAAACCCTCAAAAAATGGTTTGATTTTTGCAGAAATTTCATTAGCATTCAAAACAGTCAATAATTGAGGCTCATATCGTAAAATATAGATACCCTTGCGGTTAGAAAACATCAAATCATTCTCTACGGCAACAATTGACCTGTGAGAAGAACAGCCTTGAGAGGCGGTCAACAACTTATATTGTGGATCTAGAATCAAGTATTGACCAAACTGGATCTGGTTCAAGCTGAGTTGCCACACGGAGTTCTCTTTGAAAACAACTAGTTTCTCTTGGTGAATACCCAGCCCAGTAATGTGCTCACCAGAATCTGGTTCTATCAGGACATATCCACCACCAGCATACCAGTCGAAACGTTCTTGGTCTGGATAACGACCAGAAATAAGAATCTTAGTTGGCTCTCCAGGGATCCCTGCGATAATTAGCCTATCTTGGAAGCGAATAATATATTTTGCCTTTGGACCACCAGTGGAGTTTGTAACTGGGACTGTTCTGAAAGGATCATTGGCCGCCGCCCCACTATCAAAGAAAGCAGTAATTGCTGGACCCACTCCTCCAATCCACTTCTCGTCTCCTGGGTCTCCTCGATAAATATTGTATCCAGTCAGATCTCCAGAAGCTGCGGAAACTGCTGTCCAAGCAACTCTGATAAGAGTATCAGCCAGATTTTGTGGCATAGAGGCCAAAGAAATAGGAGTTGATCCTATTGTTTCTCCACCAGATTTTGATACTGCAGTGACTCTCCAAGACCAAGTATATGCCCCAGTTGCTCCAGAAACGTTACTGGCCAGTGGGGTCTCTGGAGTGGAAAGAGTTGGAAAAGATATTAGGTTTTCGAAATCATATCTAACCATTTCTCTTCCAGGACTAACTAAATAAACATTTCCACCAAGCTGGGTTCCCTCTAACTGAGACCCAGACGCCCAAGAAGCTCCAGTCAATTTTGTGTATGAGGCACCAGATTTTTTGACCAGGTTCCCCCAGTCTGTAAATGATAAAACCTGCCTAGATTCATCAACATCCTTAACTGGCAAAATAAATCGAGTTGACAAACTAAGGGTTGGAGAACCAACAAAATGATCATGGGAACCCCATCTTTTTGTTGGAACCCCAGATCCAATTAACAACAAATTAGTAAGATTTACTGCCTCTGACTTTTCTATCTCATTCTCTCTGAGTAGAAGATTTAAGCCTTTTCTCCAAGTATCATATGTGACAATACTCTCCTTTGGTGGATTGAAGACTGGTGGTTTTAACCGAACTATTGGCGTAGTAATCCTTTCCTAGTTTCTTCCTAAACGGAAACCAGATTTTCTTAAAGTAGTCAAAACAGGTGCGCTTCCAGCATAAGAATTATATTTAGCCGCATTCACATTTTCTATCATAGCCATCAGCCTATCTCTTGCCTTATTCTCCTCTAGTTGAAATCTAGGATCTGAGCGAGCTTCCAGAATATATGCTATTGACCTATCAATCAGGTACTGAGGATCACTAGTAATCGGTACTTCCAATGGAGAGGCAAGCGACGTAGGAGTTGAGTAGTACTGCACTTCCAATGAGGCTCCAGAAGCAAGAGTGGCTGGATGGAATAAAAGAGTAAAGCCGTCTGAGTGATTTCCAATAGTAGAAAAAAACTTGTCTGTCTCATTAAACTGTCGTCTTTGTTCTAGCAGAACCTCTGGGACTTCTTCTCCACTAGTGGTACCTCCATACAAAATCGGACTAGCAGCTAGTTTCCTGAAATCAAGAGGAAGCGGGACCGAAGCCATTGACGACCCTGTAATGCTAGGAAAATAAGTTTTTCTTAACGATTCCCAGTCGTTTGCTTGAACCCACTCGCTATAAGATCGATTAATATATTGAAGCCACAAACTCCACTCACTAGATCCAGAACTAGGAGCCGCAGACTCCTGATTAACAGTAGCGGCAATAGCTTGCATGATGGATTCAACTGTTAGTCTTGACATAGAATTTCCTTGTAATAAGCGCTTAGTAATAAAAAAAACCACCTCTTTTATTAGGTGGTTAAACGCAATTGCTTTGCTATCTAACTATTTTCTTGTCACTATATCTAACTAAAATAATTTAGTCAACTAGATAATCAGTCATTATTCAATAACTTTTTTGTAGTAAGGGATATGACCAATCATACGAATATAATAACCAACTTCATTATCAAAATATGCCAGTTTTGAATAGCCAGAAGAAAAAGGTGGGGATGGCGAAGGAGATACAGATGCAGATTCACTACTTGATGGAGACAAACTAGGGCTCTGACTTGGACTTACACTAGAGCTAGGACTAAGGCTAGGAGATGGCGAGATAGATGGAGATTCACTTTCTGAAACAGATGGAGACTGACTGGGTGATTGAGACGAACTTGGACTTGTGGATGGAGAAACACTGCTACTTGGGGATACAGATGGGCTTATGCTTGGAGATTGACTTGAGGAAGGACTTTGACTAGGACTTGCACTTGAGGAAGGACTAAGTGAGGGACTTTGACTGGGGCTTTGACTTGGACTTTTTGAACTGCTTGGTGATAGGCTAGGAGAGATGGAGGGTGATTGACTTGGTGACTGAGAAGTAGATGGACTTAAACTAGGAGATTGGGAAGGAGAGACTGATGGACTGATCGAGGCACTTGGTGAAAAAGATGGTGACCCTGATGGAGATTGAGAAGGGCTTTCACTACTTGAGGGACTTAAACTAGGAGACTCTGAAGGGCTTTGACTTGGACTTTTTGAACTAGAGGGAGAAAGACTTGGACTAACCGAAGGTGACTGGCTAGGTGACTTACTTGAACTTGGAGAAATAGAAGGACTTGCACTCGGAGATTGACTGGGACTAGCAGAACTACTTGGACTAAGGGAGGGGGATTGACTTGGAGATTTACTTGGGCTCTGACTTGCTGAAGGACTGAGGGAAAGACTTTCACTAGGTGATTTGCTGGAACTAGGACTGAGAGATGAACTAACTGAACTGCTTGGACTAAGTGAAGGACTTTGACTGGCACTAAGTGATGGAGAAACACTTGGAGAAAGTGAACTAGATGGTGATATCGATGAAGACTCAGACGATATTTCGGATGGACTGACAGAGCTACTAGGACTGCGGCTAGGGCTTTGGCTAGGACTTTGACTAGGACTTACACTAGATGATGGACTAAGACTAGGGCTTTGACTAGGACTTTGACTAGGACTTACACTAGATGATGGACTAAGTGAAGGACTTTGACTAGGACTTTGTGAAGGACTTACACTTGAACTAGGACTTAAACTTGGACTTTGACTAGGGCTTTGTGAAGGACTTGCGCTTGAACTAGGACTAAGACTTGGACTTTGACTAGGACTTTGTGAAGGACTTACACTTGAACTAGGACTAAGACTTGGGCTTTGACTAGGACTTTGGCTAGGACTTACGCTTGAGCTAGGACTAAGGCTTGGACTTTGACTAGGGCTTTGACTAGGGCTTGCACTAGATGATGGACTAAGGCTAGGGCTTTGACTAGGACTTTGACTAGGACTTATGCTTGAGCTAGGACTAAGTGAAGGACTTTGACTAGGACTTTGACTAGGACTTACACTAGATGATGGACTAAGACTAGGGCTTTGACTAGGACTTTGACTAGGACTTACACTTGAGCTAGGACTAAGACTAGGACTTTGGCTAGGACTTTGACTAGGACTTACACTAGATGATGGACTAAGACTAGGGCTTTGACTAGGACTTTGACTAGGACTTACACTTGAGCTAGGACTTAAGCTTGGACTTTGACTAGGACTTTGACTTGGACTTACACTAGATGATGGACTAAGTGAAGGACTTTGGCTAGGACTTACACTAGATGATGGACTAAGTGAAGGACTTTGGCTAGGACTTAAACTTGGACTTACACTTGGACTAATAGATGACGATTCATCAACAGGATCAGAAGTAACTTCGATTTCAATTTTATAAACTCTAGATCCAGGCAAAGCACTATTGCTCGAAATTTCTCCAAGTGATTCTCCTAAACCATCAGTATAAACAGTAGCACTAACATTGCCAGTTTCTGAACTTGTAGAATAACATTTAATTTCTAATGCAGCGACATGTCCCCAATCCCATCCTCCTGTCGGTGCGGTAAGAGTAAGATAACTACCCCAACCACTCCTGCCATACATTCTAGCTCTAACCTGAGTAATAGTTGTTGTAGCTGAACTTGGAGCAGAAGTTCCTTCAGCCTTTAGATAATTACTAGAGACAGAACCAACTGTTGATGTACTAGCATACGTTGAAGGAGTCGCATCACTGTCAAAAGCATTTGCATCATTCGTCCAAACATTATTTGGATCTGTTACTCCTTCATCACTTTCATCAAAATAATACGTATTTACATCTGGAGGAAATGATGGAGAAACACTTGAACTAGGACTAAGACTTGGACTTTGGCTAGGACTTTGCGAAGGACTTATACTTGAACTAGGACTTAAGCTTGGACTTTGACTAGGAGATACTGATGAAGAAGCAGCTGTATTTTCTTCTTGTATTCCTACATCATAAAAAGTACTTGGGCTTGATTGATTGTTATATTCAGTCGAGATCCATTCTGCTGAATCTGCTGCTTTCTTTACTCTTAGTTCATCTACTTTTC